TTATTTTATTTCCAGTAGTCCTATAAATAATATTAAAACATTATAATAGACAGATTAGAAATCACTTGTATAATTTAACTGTTGTAAGCGTATTGCCAACAGATAAATTTTTTTTTACTCTTTTTTTTTATTCCTACGACTATTGGCAAGATATGAAATTCAAACCTGATCAGTGTGAAAGTCTGACAAGACAATCCAATTATTCAATACGCTGTAAAGCAAAAGGCTTTTATTGTAAGACCAGTAAAAAGTTTCGTTGCAAAAATCACGCTGGCTTGTCCACTGGTCCTAAAACAAAAAGAGGTAAATTAAGATCTCTACAGAATTTAAAACAGTACAGGAATGACAAAAGAATTAACATTGACGACTTCTCTTTCAAACAACATTTGCCAAAAGCTTATGGAAGGAAAGCCATTAACTCAGATCTGCCAACAGAAAGATCTGCCAAGTCTGACAACGATTTACAAATGGATTAACTCTAATCCTTCCTTTGCTAAACAAATAACTCAAGCAAGGAAAGTCGGTTGCCAAACATATTTAGATAAGATGATAACTGAACTTGAAACTGCATCAATCAAAGATGTTGGCTTACTTCGAGAGAAGCTTCATCATTATCGTTGGCTTGCACAAAAGTTATTGCCTGCATTATACGGTGATAAGCAAGAGATAGTACAAGACACTAAGATTGAGATTACTTGGCAGCAGCCTGAGATAAAAGATATAACTCCGCAAGTAGTTGCAGGTGCGAATGGTCTCGCGCGCGACAAGGAGTTCGATGAAAATTAAAATCAATCTAAAGTAGGAACAGATCCTAAAGATCTGCACCAAGGCAGCACCAAGAAGTTATTTTTTTAGTATGGTTATTGCTACGAATGATTGCCTGACCAGCAATATTGCTCAGGTCAGCAGAAATATTTTTTATTTTTGCCAGCAACCGACCACCAAAATTTAACGGCTGGCTATTAGTACGATGATTTACCTATGAATGACAAAGACAAAAAGATACCTAACAAGTTTAAAGAAGTGACTGGCTTTAGCTTTACAACATATGGCGGTGAGCTAATGGTCGTATTCAATGGCTTTGAAGATGAGAAGGACCTGCCTGAGTTTGCAGATTACTTATTTAGAAAAATAAAAATGAATTACTGGAATGCAGATAAAGTACCAACGGTTCATTAATGAAAGTTACAATACCTTATACGCCAAGAAAGCAGCAAGCTTTCATACATACAGAATTAGATAAACATAGATTTTCAGTTTTATGTTGTCATCGTAGGTTTGGCAAAACAGTGATGCTTATAAATCACTTAATCAAATGTTGTATGATGAATAAAAATCATCAGCCAAGATTTGCCTACATAGCACCAACTTATTCTCAAGCAAAAAAGATAGCTTGGGATTATTTAAAATTTTATACAAAAGGTTTGCCAAATACAAAGTACAACGAAACAGAATTAAGATGCGATTTTTTTAATGGCTCTCGTATCACTTTGCTAAGCTCAGAAAATCCTGACAGTATTCGTGGAATTTATTTAGACGGAGTTGTCTGCGATGAGGCTTCGCAAATTAGTAGAGAGCTGATTGATGAAGTGATTAGACCTGCAATAGCTGATCGAAAAGGTTGGATGAGTTTATGCTCAACGCCTAAAGGTATGAACAATATCTTTTACGATATGTATCTAAAAGCTCAGTCTGAGAAGGATTGGTTTTTATATACTGCTAAAGCAAGTGAAACTAACTTAGTTGATAAAGAGGAATTAGATGCTGCTTTCAAAGTTATGGGAGCTGCAACTTACAATCAAGAATTTGAATGTAGCTTTATTGGTAATGTTAGAGGATCTATTTATGGTGAGCTTATATCAAAATTAGAAGATGAGAAACGAATTGCTAGAGTTCCTTATGATCCCAGCTATCCTGTTAATACCGCTTGGGATATTGGTTTTAATGATAGTACCGCTATTTTGTTTTATCAAAATGTTGGACACGCTATTAATATTATTGACTGCTACGAGAACAATAATCAAGCGTTTCCACACTACGCTCAAATCCTCAAAGAAAAGGATTATGTGTACGATCAACACATTGGACCACACGATCTCGAACAAACCGATTTCACGACTGGAAGGACAAGACGAGAAGTAGCTTACCAGTTAGGATTAAAATTTAAGATAGCACCTAAGCTATCTATAGAGGACGGTATTCACGCAGTTAAGATGCTGCTTCCTCGATGTTATATTGACGTGGACAACTGCACAAAGTTTATAAATGCTCTTAGACATTATCATCGAAAGTATAAAGAAAAAGATCGTTTATATTCTGCTAAACCTAACCACGATTGGTCGAGCCATTTTAACGATGCGCTTCGAACTTTAGCAACAGGTTTAGAAAACGAAAAATTTATAAACATAAAATTAAGACAAACTGAATACGATAAAGGATTTAAGATATGAGTTTTTTAATGCCAAAAGTTTCAATTCCTGCGCCACCAAAATTAGAAATGCCTGATCCTGAAAAAGTTCCAAACTTAGAGGACGAAGCAAGAAGAGCGCAAGAAGCTGAAGATATGAGAAGAAGGCAAAGAAATAGAAAAGGTCGAAGATCTACTATTTTAACTACGCCTGATTATGAAGAGACTGCTGCAACAGTAGATAAACCAACTTTACTAGGAGGATAAATGGGAGGATTTATATCAAGACCAAAACCACCAGCACCTAGACCTGAGCCAAGACCTGAGCCTAAACCAATAGCTCAGCCAATCGTAGAAACAAAAGCAGAAAAGAAAAAATACGATGAGAATAAAAGAAAAGGAAGAAGATCTACAATCTTAACTTCTACATCAGGAATAAGTGACGAATTAGAATTAGCTAAGAAAACTTTATTAGGCGGATAATGCAATCAAACGAATTTAAAAAATTGGCTTCAGAACTTAAGTCAAACTTATCTAGGCTTATGGAAAAGCGATCCACTTGGGAAAGCCATTGGCAAGAGTGCGCTGACTATATGCAACCTAGAAAAGCAGAGATAACTAAAGAACGAGCAAGAGGCGACAAACGTAATATACAAATTTTTGATGCAACGGCTATTCACGCTCTCGAATTATTAGCTTCATCTTTGCAAGGTATGTTGACTAGCTCAGCAAATCGTTGGTTTGCTATGAGATACAAAGAAGCTTTATTAAACGAAAGCGACGAAGCAAAAGAGTGGCTCGAAGATGCTACCGATAAAATGTATCTAGCTTTTGGAAGATCTAACTTTCAGCAGGAAATTTTCGAAACGTATCACGATCTTATTACATTTGGTACTTCGTGTTTAATGATTGAAGAAGATGAAAACGATATTGTCAGATTTTCATCAAGACATATTAAAGAATTTTATATCCAAGAAAACAAAAGAGGTTTTGTTGATACTGTTTATAGAAGATTTAAAATGCCTGTTGGAGCTGCAATAGATAAGTTTGGTTTAGAAAATTTTAGTAGAGATACTGTTGTCTTATTTAAAAAAGAACCGTTTGAAGAAATAGAATTAGTTCACGTTGTTAGACCTAGATCTATCTATGATGAAAGTAAATTAGATAAAAAGAATATGCCTTTTCAAAGTATTTATTTTGAATACGGCTCAGGTCACATAATTAATATCGGTGGCTTTAAGGAAATGCCTTATGTCGTTCCAAGATATTTAAAAGCATCCACTGAAATTTACGGACGTTCACCTGCAATGAATGCTTTACCTGATGTAAAAGTTTTAAATAAAATGGTTGAGACTGCATTGAAAGCAGCAGCAAAACAAGTAGATCCACCATTATTAGTTCCTGATGACAGTATGCTTTCACCAATTAGAATGTCAGCTGGATCTTTAAATTATTACAGATCAGGAAGTAGAGACCGAATTGAACCTTTAAATATTGGTCAACAAACATCAGTCACTCTTAATCAAGAAAATCAAAGAAGAGAAGCTATCGCAAAAGCTTTTCATATTGATCAGCTTTTAGTTCAAGCAAATAGAACTATGACTGCAACTGAGGTTGTTCAAAGAAATGAAGAGAAGATGAGAATACTTGGTCCTGCTTTAGCAAGGATGCAGCAAGAATTATTGCAACCAATGATCTTAAGAGTGTTTAATATTATGTTAAGAAATAAACAATTCTTACAAGCACCTGAGATACTTGCTAATCAAGAAGTTGATATTGAATATGTATCACCAATGGCTTTAGCTCAAAAAGGACAAGAGCTTCAATCATTGATGAGAGGTTTAGAATTATTTGGTCAAATAGGTCAGATCGCACCTGTTCAAGATTACATTGATGAAGAAGGATTAATTAAACAAATTATTAGAATAACTGGATTACCAGCTAGAATGATTAAGTCTGATAAAGAAGTTCAAATGATTAGAGAACAAAGAGCAGCTCAGCAGCAGCAGCAAATGCAAATGATGCAAGCAATGCAAGAAGCTAAAGTTGCAAAAGATGCAGCTCCAATGGTCAAAGAATTAAATAATGTCAGCGGATAATAAAAAATTAAAAGAACTGATCAGTAATTATAAAACTACTTTTAATACTGATACAGGCAAAATGGTTTTAGAAGATCTTAAAAAAAGATCACACTTCTATAATACAACGCACGTTAAAGGTGATAGTCACGAAAGCGCTTTTTACGAAGGACAAAGATCCTTAGTTGTCTTTATGGAAAACTTAATCAATCACAAAGAATAACTTAAGGAGTTATAATGGACAATCAGACAACTGCTCCAGTGGAGCAATCTGAGCAACCGACGGATGTTGCTCAACAACCTGAGACGACATCTGAGGTTAAAGAAACTGTTTTAGCTGAAGCTACTACAGAACAAAAAGAAGCTGAACCAAAGGTAATTAATTTTAAAGAAATAATACCTGAGAAGTATAAAGATGAGAAAGCTTTAGCGAATTTTACCAGTATGGATGATTTCGTTAAATCTTATCTTTCAGCTCAAAGATTAGTTGGTGCTAATAAAGTTGCTATACCAAATAAAATGGCAACGGATGAAGATTGGGAAGAGGTTTATTCTAAATTAGGACGACCTGCTAAACCTGAAGATTATAAATATTCTTTTAGCGAAGAAGAGATCGACCAGACGCAACTAAAAAATTTTAACGAGACTGCGCATAGAATTGGATTACTTCCTAAGCAAGCAGAACGTATCATTAAATTTTATAATGAGATGAATACGCAGGCTGAAGTAGATAATCAAAAAGCTTTTGAAGTTAAACAAACTGAAGCTATGGCAGATCTTAAAAAAGAGTTTGGACCAACTTATACAAAGAGATTGGATCAAGCTAAAAAACTTGCAGTAGAAACTTTAGGAAACGATATGCTTAATAATACCGTTCTTAAAGACGGATCAAGATTAGGCGATAGTGTTGAAGTTATAAAAGCCTTTTCAATGTTAGCTGATAAATTATCTGAAGATGAGATAATTAAAGGCGAAGGATCTAGTTATCAAACTGCTAGTGAAATCGAAAAAGAAATATCTGAGCTTACTGAGGACGGATCACCTTATTGGAATAAGACACATCCTAATCACGCTAAGACTGTTGATAGAGTATTCAAATTAAGAGAGCAGCTAAATGGCTAACGAAAAATTTGAACCAACAGAGAATATTTCAGATGTTGAGATCAGACTGGAATGCTTAAGACTAGCAACAGAATTTAGTCCTGAGTATGAAAGAAAAGATCCAATACCAGTTGCAGATAAATACTTTAACTGGGTAAAAAAAGTTTCAAGCGACAATCGTAAGACCGCTAGAAAAAAAGTCTAATTGCAGACTATAAATGCAAAGTCGAGATCCGTTTATACGGAAAATCAAAACGATTAAATCAATCAACCAATAGAGGAGGAACTTATTATGAGTTCTCAAATAACTACTGCATTTGTTCAACAGTATTCGAACAACGTGCAAATGCTTAGCCAGCAAAAAGGCTCTCTTCTT